GTAGCCGTCACCATTCCAGTTTTCTCGTTAAACACAAAATAACCACTGCTAAATCCACATTTGTAGCTAAGCTGTGACAGTAGCGCATTGATTCCGGCCAACCGTGCATCCGTGTTGAGCTGTGGATTGATTTCCTGATAAAACTCTTTTTCGTCCTGTCCGAACACGTTCTTGACATAATGCGGCAATTTCATCTCGTTTCGCCTGTTCTCCATACCTCGTGGTGACATGGCTGAAACAGGTGTACCGCTTGGCATCAGTAGTCTATCATCTAACAGAGCAATCTTCTGAGAGTCTTTAATTTCCCCCGCGTTCCGACTATACGCAACATCAATGTCTCCCAGCTCCTCAATGCCTTCAGCAAAAACCGGCAAGCCCAGTGGTGTGCTAATATCCACATTGTTCGCCTGTGGCGTCCGTAGAACTCCGAAAAGCGGTCCGTCCAGCTTTTCTCCGTTTGCCTTGAGAATCGGTGGCGTATCTGCCATGAGATCAGCCCATTTGGTCTGTTTAAGGTCAATCTTATTGCCAATTGACTGAGGGGATTTTGATACATAGGCTCTATTAGAAACATAATATGGGTAAGTTGTCACGCCGTCCACGGTGGTTTCAACAAAACGATGATATTCAAGCCGTGTATAGTATTTTCGTCCAACAGTATAAGAATCCTTGAATATAATCCCTTTTATTTCCTGATTGTCATAATCCACAATCATCACATCTGCCGGAGTAAATACATCAAGGCTCTCACCGTTCGGCTTGATGAAAACCGTTCCATAGGCGCAACCGTACTCTACCCAGTGACGTATCTGAAAATATACCTTGTTAATCTGTTTCTGAAGCCATGTAGCCCTTGCGGAACCGCCGATCTGGATGCCGATTGCCAGCGTTGTGAGCCGTGCTGTCTCTGAGCAGACAGTTTTCGCGAAATTGATCGTCTTGATATTATCCTCATCATCCAGCCATTCCGGCGCACCCCTATAGATGTTCGCACACCGGTTAATCAGTGATTCCATCTCCGGGAATTCTGCCGCCTGGATGTTAAAATCCTCTTCGGCTTGTTTTTTGAAAATCATGTTAAACCACCTTTTTAGTGTTGTTATAAGTCCCATTTAATTTACCTTTTAAAATCCATCCATCTTACAGAAGTATCTCGCACAATAATGTCTTCATATTCTACAACTTTTAAGATTTCGTTAATGTCAGATGATCCATATATTTTTAAACCGATGCTTAAGAATTTATTTATTTTATCTGAAAAGTACCTATCTAACATTTTATGCACTGTACCCCCTTCTGTTAAATAACGGCTCATAAGCATATCTAAGCGCCGAGATTGCATGATCGTTTCCATCAGGATAACCGCTTATTACATTTCCCTCTTTGTCCCGATCATACTCATATTCCGTAATTTCCTTGTATGCGTTCGGTGTCCGCTTCGGGTCAATGACAAGTGTCTTTGTCTGTAAGAATTTGAAACCATACTCGATACTTCCTGGTCCTTTGATTGCTCCTCTGGCAGGGAGTCCGGCGTCTCGGAAGTCATTCACGGATTTAGGCTCCGCAGAATCACATATCATCGTATAATCGTCATAGCCTTTTTTCTTGATCCAATCAGCGGTCTTGGAGTTGCTCCATTTATTTACATATAGCTCGTCAATTAGATATATTTTCTCTCTAGCAGAATCGTAATAAGTTCGGAGATAGCAGAAGGCATCCGGGTACCATCCATAATCTACGCCAGCGAAAATACGATCCATACGACTGATTTCTTCGTCTGTGATATCTCTAATCTCCAGATATTCAAATACGTTCCCACCGT